GCTTTAAGAACCACGATGGCGCGTGCCGTGTTCGACTTCTTTACTACTCTGTTTGGCAATCGCGGGCTACCCACGGACCAACGACAACTTACATCGTTACTCACCTCGTCGAACTCACCATGGCAGAAACAATACAGTCCATTGGCTTTGAGCTTAACGTCTTCCACTATCTCAACGTCTCAGCAACCTTTTCCGGGTTCCGCATGGTACCAGGAGTCAATGTTATTCAGTGCACTATTACCTCCAGTTCTTGTGAATCAGGATGCCTGGCGTGATGCTAATTATAAGCGCTTCTGCTGGACAGATGCTGCCTTGTCAGGTCTGGTTGCTGCCCCTGATCCACCTCGTGCGCCTCCTTACGTCCCAGTCTCTGGTGCCTGGTTCGACCTCACTCAATATCCACGTTGGGCGAATCGTCGTAGAGAACTTGAAACCAAGTATCCACTGCTGCTGCGTATCACTCTATTGAACATGATGCAGAACGGTCCTCTCGTCTATGTGGAGACGTGGCCTAACATGTTATCCGGCGCCTTGGTCAATTTCGCCATGTCATGTTATGGTAAGGATTTCAGGGAGATTGCAATGGTACTAGCCCAGTCCTGCTCTAATATGCCGTTCGCTCCAGAGTCTAGTTACGATCAACAGATGCGTATGATGGTCTCTCTCTGGATCCTTTCCTACATTGGTGTCGTCCATCAGAACGCGACGATTGCAGGCTTTTTCTTCTCAACTAAAACTCGTGGTGTTCGTGACGAGGCATGGACTTTATTCTACAATACTAATGGTCAGAGGCTCAATATTACGCAGCGGCATTTTGGCTATTTCTGTGCCAGATCTGCTGACTGGAATGCTGACTCCAGCTGGTTGGCTGCTTCTCAGCTAAGCGCTTTGATAATGTCTTGCAGACAGTTTCCCCTGCTTGCAAATCAAGGAGTTGTTAATCAAGCTCAAAATCGCCCAGGTTACTCCAGTCCTAACGGAGTCCCAGTGCGTGAGTTGCAGCTGTTGGCCTGTACTACTGAATGTATTCGCTCCCATGTCCAAGCAGGCTTAATTGATCAGGCAAAAGGTCAGACATTGACCCAAAATGCTACGGATGTCAATCAGGTTCTACAGCGTGAAATTGACGATATCAAAGCTGCAGATGACGCTCTATACAATCAAAACCCTGAGTATGCTAGGCGTCTTAAACCCTTTCAGGCCCGCTCCTGGACTGTCGGACAATCTATGCAATCCTTGGCCGCTCTAGCCGCGTTCGCAACATAGAGTAGGGTCGAATGCTGTTGTGGGTCCAGCCCCCCCTCAGCCGTGGTCTAATCATCA